AGTATCTTAAATGCCCCCATCTGGATCTCCAGTTTCTGTGCCAAAGTTTCCTGTTCCGATCGGTATTTCGATTACAGTTTCCGTTCCTTCGTTATCTACAATACGCATCTGAATGTAATCTTCACCGTTTGCTGCGGTCATTACTTCATAAGTTACAACCGATCCTTCTAACGTAAACGACCCAAATGTTACAGCATTTTCGTTGCTGAACATATTGTCAACCAACTGCTTAGACAGCTGGGCGTAAATTCTACTTTCTAAGTTTCTAATGAACTTGGCCAGAGTTGTATTTTCAGCTTCCCTTTCCGCAGCTTTCTGCGCTGCTTCAAGCGCATCTTTGATTGCTTGTTTTCTACTTGATTCTTGGTTCTCGATAGTCAAGTAGTGAGCACCTGTACCAATGCCACTGAATGATGGATTCTTAAACTGATGTACAATGTCACCAAACGCAAACGAACTCAGAAATAAAAGACTAACTAGAACTTTCTTCATCAGCCTTCTCCTGCCTCTTTTGATGTTGTAGGATCATATCTAACTTAGTTTTGATTCTAATCAAATCGTTATCCAACATTCTGACTCTGTCGATCAACTGTATCAAAGTCATATGTGATTCTTCAATAACTGGGTCGACCTCTTCAGTAACCCACACCCAAACATAGTATATAAAGTAACCAAGACCAATACATGCTATGATCGGGAATCCATATGTGTTGATCATTTCAACAATATTAAATTCCATCAATCTTTCCTAGCATCCTTTTGACCATCAGCACGGGAAACTCTATCCAAGTCTGGCTCTATACCAAACGCATGTGTAATCAAAAGATCGATGCGTATCAATTCATTGTTCATGGTTTTGATTCGGTTATCTAGCGCCTTCACGAAACCACGTTGTGTTTTGATACTGCTCAAAACACCTTCTAGAATAAATCTTAGAGTTAAAAATACAAAGAACCCACCTGCCACCGCAGCAGCAATCGGGAACCCCGCATCTAATAACTCTAAGAACGCTTCCATATTATGTGTTTAATCCAACACTATATTTTGTTTTGCCGTTTACACGACTTGCGGTCAGAATACTTTTTCTGTTTTCTTCAGGTCCAACATACGATACGTGAACCCATCCGCTATCGGGGATGCCTGGAGTATAGAACTCAAGGATAAGTTGATCAAAGTCACAGTTATCAACAATCCACTGAGCAACCTCAGCATTGGCAACTCCAGGAACTTCAATATCTGCAGCTTGACCTTTACAGTGCTGGGACTTAGTGCTACCGCCCACAGCTGCATTTAATTCAGCACCCCTATAACCGCTATTTATAACAGTTGGTCCGAAATTCTCTCTTACTTTTTGTACTACATTTTCAAATAATAGTTTCGCACGAACCAAGTGCTCATCAGTTGGAGTGTTATCCAATCCCTTTCGCTCAGCAGTTTGACTCTTAGTAAATTCTGCTAATGTAAAATTCTTTGATAGTTTCATACAGCCTCCACAAACTGTTTCATGTTAGGTTCCCAATAATTTGGACCTTTTAATACTTTACCATCTTCACGGTAAATCGGTTTACCATCTTCGCCCAACTTACTCATGTTGGAGTCGTGTACATGATCAAAGCAAGCATCAAGATCTATACCAAACGAATGACCAGCGCCATAAACAACATACAATAAATCGGTCAAAGCATCAGCGATTTCAGGCATATCCTTGGCAGTAAACGCATCATATAGTTCTTGCAGTTCTTCTTTGATCAACTCATACCGCAGGAGAGCAACGTCATCACCAGCATATTCTGGTTGCTCCTTTATCTCCTGACCAAACGTATCCATAAACTCTCTCACCTTCATAAAATTTGACATTCTCAATTTCCTCAATAATTAATTTTTCTTGCCTATGTTATATTTTGCTTCAAGGATCCAATCATTCTTTTCTTTGAAAGGAAGAACCTTAATTTGATTCAATGGCGCCACTGGTTCTTTGCTTTTATCAGAATCAATTGGAGATACTAATCCCCACTCTGATAATAAGTTTACAATTGTATTGCGCCTAGAAATATCATCCTCACCAAAATTGCTTGGTTTGCCATCTAATGCAAACAGCTCTTTGAAGTGAACAATGTAGTACCGACCTTGCTTATGCAAGATATGGCAGGATTGGTAAATAGTTTTGTTTTTGTGTGAAGCCACACCGATTCGGGTAAGAGTTTCCCTAATTTTTAAAAAGTCATCATCATCTTTCAGATTGACCTCTATCATGCTGTTTAGCATCGCGACCGCCCTTATCTATTCTTATTCTTATATCAGTTAATTGATCATCAGTTAGAATAGTGAGAGCTTGTCTTGCTTTGATATCATTATATCCATAATACTCTTTAATTACTGCCACGTCACTATCTTTCTGCTTCTTTACCCATTTGGCGAAACGCTTCTTGGGTCTAACTGTATTTATAAAAAACTCAAACTGCGGTTTCTTATCTAGATAGTGACGAGTGTTCATCTCATTGGCGACACCGATAGTGTCATTGTGATACGAGAGAGCTCGGTTGGTCAAGAATGGGTCATACCCTTTCTCAGCTAATCGATCATTCTCAGTTCCGACCATAAGATTTTTCTTGGTCGTATTAATAGCATTTATATAATCAAACGGATTCATTACCAAAGTCCTAACATTTTTGAGTTGCCTGCTATAATAAAGAAGCAAGTTACAATATGAACAATCCACCAAAAGGTTCTGATGGCAGCGACAGCATTGGCTTGGCGGTCAGTCTCTCCGATCTTTTCGCCGAGAGACTTCGCCCATATCCGCCACCACTTCTTCATTAGTTTTTATTTCTTTCTGCGTCTAAGAACACGGCATTGGTGATGATAGTTGGTACAATTATTGCTAAGTGTACCGCTATTGAAACAGGGATACTGTAACCCAACCACCCCAAATAATAGATGGCAATAATGCCAAAGAACCCGCACCACATTACGAATAAAGCCATTAGCAAATAGCCCTGTAATACTGGATCGGGAATAAACCTCAAGGGATTAAACCTCAAGTCCATGACGATACGATACATTTCAGCAACTTTCTCAAACATATTACTCTCCATAATCTTGATTAATTTTACCTTCTTTCCGGAACCTTTTATTATAACCTCTCTTGATCTTTTTAGCAACTCCTGAGTTTGTCAGATAACAATAATACTTTCTAGCAGTTGTAAGCGCATCAAACTCAGCGCCACCTTTCATTTTTATTTTAGGGTTCTTTTTCATAATCTCACCAGATATTGCATGCGCATAACGTCCATAGCGATATCGTGCTTGGGGTCATGCCCAATAAACTTTTCCTGTAAGTCTTCAGGGATAAATGTATTTTTAATACCAGAGCCATACAACATACCGTCTAGAAATGACCTTGTATCTCTAATCGCCCACCACTGACTGAATGGGTCAGAAGCGCCAGCAGACTCAAGGATAGTTCGGAGGAATATCGGGTCAAACGTATTTCCTCGAGTCCAAACAGCTTTATACTTCGGGATCTCAAATTCAGTAGTGAGCCAATCATATAACTCAGAAATAGAAACATCATCCTCGGAAGGTTGTAGTTGCTTCTGCGCTTCAGCTCCCTGCTTTTTCCACCAATCAAGCGTACTCTTTTGAATTGATCGACCATACTTACTGACTTGTTCTTTGATATCAAACTTAATAGTTAATGCATCATCGAGAAGTTCTTCGTATGTATATCCTTCTCCATCTGTGAACCTATTAGTATCAAAGTCTAAGACAGCCAAACTGACTGCTGCGCCAGTAAACATATTTTGGCTTAGAGTTTCAAAATCGTAAATTATACTTCTCATTATTTCCACTCACAGTCAATCATAATTTCAGTCATCATCGCCATCATATTTATCTCAGGGTCAGCAGCAAATGCAGCTTTATATTGATAATCGGCAAGAGTAACTACCAGTTGCGGAACACTATTTGGCTTTACATAATCATTCGCAGAGTCATAGATCTTGCGGAAGATAGCAGTAGTATCGCCATCACAGTTTTGAGCAACCCACTTACGAACTTTGGTAAACTCTTTTGCTTTCATCGAAGCCATAAGTTCCTTCATCCCAAGCTCGGAGAAGTTGACCAGAATGCCAGCATCAATCTTACCTGTAGCAGCATACCTCTGTAGTTCGTTTAGAACCCTGCGGTTATCGGGGAAGTGTTTCTTAACAACCTCAGCAACTGTAGATTTATCAAACTCAACACCCTCGCTAGTCAATATACCGCAAACTGTTTTGAATAATTGTTGCGCAAGTTTAGGTTTATCGTCAACGCTCATCTTGAACTCAACTACCGAGCATCGTGATCGCAGAGGCTCGATTATCTTGTTCGCGAAGTTACATGTCATAATAAATCCGCAGTTCGCACTATATTCTTCCATGAAGTTGCGGAGAGCTGGCTGTACAGTTTCTGCATTTAGGTAATCAGCTTCATCTAGGATGACATACTTCCTACCGCCAGACAGTGACATTGAGGATGCGAACCCCTTAATCTTAGTTCGCAGGGTATCAATCAATCGACCCTCGTCAGAACCATTAATTACAATATAATCGCAACCAAGTTCTTCAAGCATGGCTTTGGCAATAGTAGTCTTACCGACCCCAGCTGTACCAGTCATGAGTAAGTTCGGGACATTGTTTTGATTGACGAATGTCTGGAACGTTTGCTTCAACCCATCAGGCAGAATCGTGGTAGCAACAGTTTTGGGTCTGTACTTCTCAACCCATAGAAACTCTTCAAGCATTTTTATCTCCAGTTATGCGGACACTTTCGCTTCATGGTGCGTGCCCATTTCAAATTCAGGCAGAGCCTTCCATCCTGTCACAGTATCAACTCGGAACGAACGCCACGCCCTCACATCACAACCCCAAACTGCAATGTTTGAGGATTTAGCATCTACAGAAGCGACACTAATATCACTGCCAGTTTCTTCAGCAATAGTTTGAGAATTAAGCGTACAAGGCATAATCCGTGTACCGCCACCATTAATTTTCTCGAATGTAACTTCTACTATACCTGATTGTAGACTTTTTATCAACTCATTAATATTCATTTACACAACTCCATAAATATCTTGTTCCTCAGTCCATACCATATAGCCCTGAGATTTTAACATATTACACATAAGAACATCATCTATATGAGAATGTTCAATTTTTACTATCGTAGGCTTAACTCTCCACGAATAAGAACCGAGTATATTCAACTCATGCCCTTCGGTATCAATCTTCATAAAATCTAAATGGTCGATATTAGATTCTGTCAGAAATGTATCCAAAGTTGAGCAAGGAATTGATATAGTCTCCTTTATGTGCCGAGAATATCTGCTTTCAGTCAACAACCTTTCGCCAATATGATTGTCAGATGCAACAGTTCCTATCCCTTTCATCCACCCTTCATCTGCAGAAGATGTATGGAATTCAATAATCCCATCATAATCACTGATTGCCATATTTCTGACTTCAACGCCATATCTTGATGCTTGTTTCTTCATAGATTCAGCATGGGTCGGGTCGCCTTCGACCATATACCCCGACCAGCCTTGCTCGGCTAATGGAAGGCACGTGTCAAAATCACAAGTGCCTATTTCCAAAAAGACCTTATTCGCCATAAGTACTGCCAGCTTCAGTAGCAACCCAATATTCAACACGATCGCCCTTGAAGTGGGAGATGCCCTTTGATGAAACCTGAACAGAATAATCATCAGGGATGAATTTAAAGTTCTCGGTCTTAAAGATAAACTTGAAAGTTGCTTCAGTCTGACCGACCTCGACAGAGTATTCGTTTGTCGATGGGTTCTTACTGTCAGTTGCGACTAAGGAAACTGTACTGCCATCGCCACGAACCGCAATCTCTGGTAGACCAAGCTGATTAGCAGCATTTACAACGCTCTTCAGCGTATCACTACTCATGTCAAAACTAACTTCAGATGAAGGAAGTTGTAGATCTTTCTCAGGTGGAGCTGTTACCATTGACGGATCGGTGTATGTATAACTACACTTAGCAGAACCTTGCGCAATCTCAAGCGATTTCTCGCCGAAATCAATATCGCCATTATCGAATAGGCTGTTCAACCCCAAGAACTGATTCAACTCATAGATAGCAAAGTCAGAAGGGAACGACTCGGCAACTACAGAAGAAGCTAGAATGTTCTTTTGCGGTGAAACAGTCCTGAGCAGATTACCCTGTTTGAACACAAGGGATGGATTAATTGTTGAAAAGTTTTTTAATACTTCAACAGTGCTTTCACTTAACTTCATTATAAAAATCCTCAATATCATCAGTTTTATTTAAACGATCATGCTCATAAAGAGCAAGAAATCCATAGTGGATAATCTTCATCAAATCCTTTCGGTGATCAGAAGGAAATCCTTTCTTACCATACCTACCATTATATTTGTCAACGTTGCCAAGGAAAAATCCAATACCATGACCACGATCAACAATAACTTCAGATGACTGTAGACCACCTTGACCATAATGACCACCATACGTCTGGTCAATATACTCAGCAAACTCTTCAATCAACTCATCTTCACGGAACTTATAATCTATCGGTCCATCACAATCAGGATACTCAAGATGTTCATACTCGGCAAAAGCTGATTCGCTTGGTGGTTCTTTTAGCCAATAATTTATATACTCACTCATTTCTTTTTCTTTCCTTTCTTCATTTTCTTTAATGAATCAGGGTCAGCTGTAGCCGAAGCACCCAACTCAGCCATATCAGACAAAGATCCGCCAAAATTATAAGAACCAGCGTGAACCAATTTCATCCAAGGGCAAAGCCATGTAGAAACCCCTACCTCTCGCATCCATTGACAGAACATATAATCCTCAGACAAATATCGCTTACTCTTCTCATCAATCAACGCCTGGAAGTACATCATAATTTCACGAGTACCATCAAAATGCTCAGTACGAACGTGGTCAGGCAGATAACTATAAGTTGGATATCCTACATTAAACTTCTCAAAAGCCGACTTCTGTATCATCATAAATCCAGTACCACCCTCAAGAACAGCGCAAGGTTCTGAGATTAATATTGCATCAGTATTGTCAGCTGGATTAAATACAAAATCACCAACGAACCTATCGAGCTGGCTCGGATCTTCATCAGCGAATCCCTTGTCAACAGCCATTTTAATTTTTTCCCAAGCAATGGTTTTCTTGGGATATGGACCGCACATAATTTCTTTCTTATCGTCAGATTCAGGATCCATTTGCGCCAGTAGAGAGATTACATCATTAGCATCAAACCCAATATCAGAATCAATAAACATTAGGTGGGTGTAATCACTACGCATAAATTCATCAGCGCAATAATTTCTAGCACGTGTGATTAAAGATTCATTGAACAAGTAAAAGAACTTTAGCTCAATTTCATAACTAGCGCACAACCTAGAAAGGTCTGCGCAAGATTTAGCATACATCCCATGACAGTTTCCACCGTACATGGGAGTAGCAACCATAAGTTTGCGTTTCCGCAGTTCTTCAAGTTGTATCTCTAGATTCATTAACTTTTTCCTTTATAGATAAACATCATACACTTATTATAACGCATAGTCTCATAAATGTCAACTTTTTTTAAAACCCAACTTCATTGTCGAAGCTCGGCTCCGACACAGTATCATCAGTGGCATTTACTTCCTCGTCAATCTTAGTATACAGATCACGGAAAGAAGTTTTGGTATCCTCATCAAAACGATTGATACACATGTCGATAGCTTGCATTCGATCACCAAAAATCTTATGGGCTTTGGCGATATGAACCAGACGACGAGTCGAGATCAACTCATCAATACCACCGTCAAAGAAAGTCCTGCGGATAATGTCAGCCCAGTCGGTCAGCTTGTCAATAAACATAGAATCGTCAAGACCCAAGTCAGCAAACACAGCTTTAAGGATACGTTTCTCAACAGCGGGAGTGGGATATTCCTGCTCAGCAGTCACAGGAAAACGCTCAAGGAATGCTTCGTTCAGAACATTAGTACCGATAAAGCGACCATCGTCAGAACCTTTACCTTTGGTGTTAGCAGTAGCAACAACCGTGAAGCCAGCAGCAGGTTTGATAAACTCACCAGTCTTTTTGATAAAGTAACCTTTACCCTCAAGAATCGACTGTAGGCACATTATCTTAGCAGGGTTGCCCAAGTCAATCTCATCAAGAAGCAGAACCGCACCAAGCTCCATTGCTTTGATAACTGGACCTTTAAAGAATCGAGTATCACCATCGATCAAACGGAAACCACCGATTAGGTCATCTTCGTCAGTCTCGATAGTAAAGTTGATTCGGATAACTTCACGCTTCAATTGAGCACACGCTTGCTCAACCGAGAATGTCTTACCATTACCAGAGAGACCAGTAATGAAAGTCGGGTAGAACATACGTGACCCAATAACTTTCTTTAGAGTAGCGAAGTTTCCGAAAGGAACAAACAGAGGATCTTTGGCTGGAACCAAGTTCTCAGTAAATCCATCAGTTACAACGTTGAGGTCTTTCACCAACGCATTAGGTTGAAGAGCTGCAGCTGGTGCAGAAATTTCAGCAGGAGCTTCCGCAACAAGAGCAGGAGCAGATCCTGGCAAGTTGTAAAGACCATAGCCCACTTTAAGGTTTTTCTTAAAAAACGCATTAGGAGCATCGGGCATCCCGAGTTCTTTAGCAACTTCTTTGATCTGGGCAGGTCGAAGGGCAACGTCGCCATACTTCTCAATCAAAGCATTTTTCAAAGTATTAACATCAGACATAATATTCTCTCTCTTCTCAATTTATACCGCTATTATACTAGAATTAATCATTAAAGTAAAGCATTTTGTCATTACTTTTAGTTATAGTCGTCATTCGTTTTGGTAATGACTAAGCGACCGTTTCAATCAGGTCGCTCAACAATTTCCTAGAACCTTTCCTTGCGTTATTGGCTTTCTTAAACGCAGTTCGTATCTTGGCTTTTGACTCACCACCCTCAACTTCAATCGCACCATTAGAAGTCTCAAGGTTCTTGCCACCAGCAATCGCATAGGCTTTATCGTAACCCAAACACGCAGGCAGGATTACAAACTTTTCTTTCTTCAACTCAGTATGAAGATCAACCGACTCATAGTAGTAATCGATGAGGGCAGCTCACTCTGGAACTTTCTAAGCTGAGTAGGAACAATTCTGTAGCCGATAGTAGTTGAGCCAGTTCGCTCACGATACATCTTCAATAAAGTCGCAGTTTGTTGACCACGATAACCAACACATCTA